TAAGTAGGCTTTATCTTTTGTGATTAGCGATTCATTCATGATCGATTCAACGCTCAACTCAATAGCTGCATTATGTATTTCTCTGAATGTATGCGTATCGTCAAGGCCATCCTGTTCGGTCATGACCATGTGGAGAGCATGAAAGGCTACGCCCATTGTATGATGCCAGTTAGGATGATCCGTTGCTATGTCATAGGGCGACGCGTAGCCTTCACTTAGTCCATCATCATATCCAAACTCATCCAGATATCTTTGTCCTGATTTACTCATTGGTTGTCCTTATTGTGATTAATGTGTGTGGCTCTTCACCCTTGGCACAGTACATATCGATGCAAGTAAGATGCCATACGAGACCATCATCCTTAATGACGTTAGCCGATTGCATACAATCTAATATATGTTTCGCCAAGTTATCTATGTCCGGTCTCGTCTGCTTATTTATAGGGTGTTCACTGTATTTCTTTGCCATCAGTCGCTTGGGTCTTTTATGAAAAAACTCTATGACCATTTTGATAGGCTGTCCTATCGCATCACCAAGATGTGACGATCGCAAGATAAAAACGTCTGCTTCTTTCTGCTTCATATATGCAGCAGGCTTATAGCTTCTTCCTGTCCTGGTGAATCGCTGTCTTGGCAATGCAATAGGTTGACCTTGAAGACGATAATGTCTAATCATCGAAGACAATACTGATATTGTTATAGATTGTGCTTGCTGTTATCTGAATGTTGCTACAGTCAAGATCAACAAGAGCGTTACAGATTGCGCCAACAATGACATAATCTACCGTATCAGATTCAAACTTTATAACTGTTCGCTTCTTTGGTTCTTCTTCGATTGTTGGTGTGCTTGGCGGTACTAATTTATTTTCTTGTTCCATTTTATTGTCCTATTGTGTGTGTGATTGCTTCCAAAAAAAACCATGCAGCAAAAATATACATGCATAGTAGGATGGCGGTAGCGAAACCATCCCAGTGTAATTTAAATGATTGCTCTGTCATTGTCAACGCCCAAATGAATGAATAGTTTCTATCTGTCTTAGCTCATCATTGGTTAAGGCTATGCCTTGTCTGTGCTTGGTCACTACAGATTCAACCCGTCTTATTCCAGATGCTACCGTTGACCAGTTGCGACCAAAAAAACGACCCATCTCTGTTAACTGTATCCTATCTTCGTGCAGCTTCATTAGATACCATGCCGTTTGCCTTGCTCTGCTAACCCTATGGTCTTTGCCTTGACGTTCAAACATGTATGTAGGAACCTTGAACCTATCAGCGCAATGATTGACAATGCAATGAATGAATCGTCTGAATGGATGCTGATCTATTGGTATGATTTTATTCTCGGCTATGCGTTTCTGTCTTGGACTAAGTAACTTTCTAAGCTTTTCTATCTCTGCTTGCTGCCTAATGACTTTTAAATCTAACTCGTTTATTTTTTTGATATAAGGGTTCATTGTTATATCCTTTTCGATTCATCAAAAGCATTTGCAACAAGCCAATCAACATGATCTTTTACCGCCTGCGGAATGATATCGTTTTCTATTTCATCCCATGTTGTGGGCTCAATTACATGGTTCGCCATCTCCGATAGTGCATGTGCATGGTCCCAATCTGGAGGACAGTTAGCCGTATGTTTGTTGACATGCCTTCTTGGTGGCTCTAACCCTTGGTCGCAGATAGATTGTTCAGCTATCTCATGAAGGTCTCCTATCTCATAGACTCCATCTGTGTATCCCATACCGTCGAGCTGTTCCCTTAACTTCTGAGCTCTGTGCTTTACTCCTGGCGATAAACCTGGTGAACGTCGAATACCGTCTATCAAGTCAATCATTAGCTTATGTGTTTCTGTTGTGGTGTGTCTCATTTGATTGTGTCCTTTGTTAAATTAAGATTGTTAATGATGCTTTAAAGATATGAATCGAAAGTCTAAACCTTAGACTTGGGTCATCCTTAAAAAACTCATATGAAAAATGAAATAGTGTACGTCCTTGTAATGGTCTATTGAATAGTAGTGTCATGATTTTTTCATGTCCTTTGTTATGATGTTTTGTGTTAGTTGTTTGAATCGATTCATTGCTATGTACAATTCATTTTTAAAAAAGCGTTTCTCTTTTCGGTATTGCTTTTTTGTTGTCCTTTGCTTGTCTCTCTCAATGCTTAAGAGAAAGCCTTCGATGGTTTCTATCTCAATGGTTAGATTCTCAAGCGTTCTTTGTTCTCTGTCTGTCATTGTGTTGTCCTTGTGTTGCGTGTGTGTTCTCTTGAATAAGCCATATCCCAGACAGCATTCCATGAATGAAGTCGAATAATTTCTGCTTAGTCATTTTTTTTGATTCATCTATTCCGTTTCTCTGTAGTGTTACGCCTCCTTTTCGATAGGCTACAGAAAAACCAAACTTGTTATCTGTTTCTTTGTTCAGATAGTCAACCAATGATTGAAGCTCAGACATATTAATCCTTTGGTCTTTCATGCTGTCTCCTCTTCGCTTTCTTCTTTGTGCTGTTGAATTAAAGTCGTTATCATTAGGTTCAATTGCTTCTGTTGTTCGCTTGTCAGCATGTTATAAACCTGGTTCGCTTGTCTTAGTGGACATTGATATTCAAGAGCTGCAATAGACTGAAATAAACGAGCGTTTACGTTAAATCTTTTGGACCTTGTCAACCAGTCTTTGCAGATGAGATAGTGGCCGAAACCATAGTTGCCATCTAAGAGCCAGGATATTCTCTCAACAATTAAAGAAGGCGATGATGTCAGGTCGCTAAAAAATTTTTGCTTCGCTTCTTTCTTTTGTTGTAGTGGTATCGAATTAAGTTTATCTAATTCTCTTCTTGCTCTGATTATTTCTCTTGTTTCATATGTCATTTTATTTCCTTTGTTGTTATGGTTTGTGTGTTTATTGGTTCATATCAAGAGATTTTATAAATGCTTGATAGCTTGGACTTTTTTTCTGCCTATAGTCTAGAGTCTCTTTTCCATGTGGACCCCAAAAGCCATCTGTTTCCAATAGATATATTAAATCATCTATGTTTATGGACATAAATTTTTTATATAAACTTTGAACTGTTTTTGTTGATAAATTCGACCACACGTTATCCCAAGTTATCAAGCATTTTTCTAAATCTATCGACTCGTGAAAAGGATTTACAAAAACCATTCCCCTGCCAATTATCGATGGTCCTTTGTATGATACCGCTACTTCCCATTCCTGATAGCGTGGATCTCCATTCAAAAAAAGAGCGTGTGTAAAAGTCTCTCTTGGATAGCAGTGATGTAGTTCGCTTGCTTGAATCGAAAGTATTAGCGTATGTTCTGGGTTGGTTTTTGAGATTCTACTATAGAATCCCTCAAACTGTCGACCAGACCCATGACCAGACTTAACTCTCTTGAGATGATTGTAAAAAACATCAGCCTTTCTTCTTTTCTTCCATTTTTTAGCGTGCTTAGGTCTGTTCTTTTGCCTTAAATTATTTCTGAAACTCATTTTATTGCTCCTTATTTTGTGTGTTTATTGATATATGATGATATTTCTTTTTCATATTCTAAAGTAAAGAAAGCATTAAAATCATCGTGATTGTCTTGCCATCCCAAGAGCTCAGCATGAGCTATTATGTCTCCGAATGTTCTGGATAAGTTGTCCGCTTGTTGTTGTGATAGGTATAGGTCAGTATCTGGATCATAATATTGACCTTCTTTTTTATCCCAGTATAGGGTTCTGTCTTTAAATCTTAATGGTCCTTCGAACCCTATTATCTTTTTGTATTCTCTCATTTTACTGCTCCTTATGTTGTTTGTTGTTGTTGTTGTCGTTTGGATGATTTTTAAATAAAAAATCTAAGAAGTGAAAGAACCAAGACAAGACACATGAAAATATAGGCCAATGCTGAAGCGGTTAAAATGTAATCTAAATCTAATCTTTTCATTTTGTTGTCCTTTTGTTTTATCATTGTCTACAATCTATGGCAGATTAATATCATTGTCAACAAAATAATTTATTTAATTTTCAAATCGCTGTCTATCGCTGTGAATCAATAAACATATTTTGTGACAAGGGAACAAAATATAATCGACACATCACTCCATAAACCAGGTCAAGCAATGAAGCTGAACTATCCGGTCGACAATGGTCTATCATTTTGAAAAAGTGGAGCCTCTTAAATATATCTATCGGTAGGTTTGACATTTTGTCATTATCTGCCGCCATTTTGTCATTCCTTGACATTCTGTCGCAGCTTGTTCATATGGTGTGGGGAGGCCCCCAAATCCGTATCCATCCCTCCACAGGGGTACCCCTCTAAAAATACGCTCTAATTTTTCTTACCCCTCACAACGCGCTATACTGGTTTTATGCGTATAGAAGATTTACCTAAAGACTTGAAAGATGAACTTAATGCTATACTGGAAAATCCAGAAAAGTTTATAAAACTGTTGCATATACCAGATAAAGCGAGCAGTAAGCGTGTACGGTTTAATCCTAATTTAGAGCAAATACGGTTGTTACAAAAGCTAATAGGTCGTAGACGTGTGATTGTATTAAAGCCACGTCAGATTGGTGTTTCTACATTGATTAGAGCTTATGCTTTGTGGCAGGTATATAAGACTGCTGATCCATTGAAGTTTGGTGTTATCAGCTTTCATGATCGTTCTGCTAAGCATCTAAGACGCATGGATAATACTTTATTAAACTCGATGCCTAAGTTGTTGCATCGTGAGTTGTCGCTAAACAATACGACTACATTAGAGTTTCAAGATACACAGGCTTCTTTGTGTTCTTATACTGCCGGGTCTAAGGGTGGTACTCGATCTTTTACTTTGACAGCAGCGCATTTATCTGAGTTTGCTTTCTATGACGATCCAGAGGAGTTGTTAGCGCAGGTTACAGCTACTGTTGGTAACGGTCAGATTATTATAGAGTCTACGTCTAATAAGGCTGGTGA